TATATTCGAGATTTAGGTTTTTACATAATGTCTCCGCATCGTCGCAATATTTACAGTCGACTTTAGAAAGAATTTTTACTCCCATCACGTGTGGTAATAGCTATGAATATTTTTTGTCTGATCTCTTTAGATATGATAGCAATTTCAGAAATATACTCTGGAGATTTAATAAAAATTTTAGTGAACGTTGAAGACGTGGAAGACGAAATATACGCTGTAGTGCAAGAGAATTGTGAGGATTACCTCATAGTTAAATATTACTCAGAAACATCTTTAATATACAAAGATGCGCAAGTGTACACACTTGACGATGATACGAACATATTAAGAGGTGATAGTGTATGCGAACACCACCAAGACGGTGATACCATTTTCATGCATATTAAAGAGGCTCTATATGTCATACTCGACGAGATTAACATGGACGCAGACAGCGAGATACTCGACGATTCAGACAGCGACGAAACTGATTTGAGTGGTTTTGTAGTATCGGATTCGGAACTAGAGGGGCGAATAGAACTACCACCCGGATACGAAACGATCGATGCTATGTGGTCCGACTGGAAACCATCGAGTCCTGGTTCGTCTAGATTTAAGGATATGGTCGACAGAATCGAAACGCAGGCGAAACTCCAGATGGACGAACATAATTTTTAGCCTAAGTGCGAAATTTTGAAACTTTTTTAAAAGGTGTGTAAGAATAAATGGAAACAATACTGGCTACTATATGGTCCGATCTGGACCAAATATTACATAAACCAACAATCAAGTCAGTAAATAAATATTATACGTGCACCTCTTGCAACGAGCAGAAGGTTGTCACGCGTGAGGGAATGGTGTGTACAGGGTGTGGTTTAGTCGATTCTATATTTATCGATGACACAGCTGAATGGACGAGTGGTGTGACAGAAGACGGTCGCGTTGCTGATCCATCTAGATGTAATATCCCATCAGCGAATCACGAGTTATTTTCTGATTCGTGGGGTAAAGGTACTGTCATAGAGACGCGTTATTCTTCAAAATATGAAACGAAACGTATGGCAAAGATTAACTTTCATAGTTCAATGAATCATCGGGATCGATCACTGTTCCACGCATATAAGGATATCGACGAAGCGTGTAGGGATTTACCCGAAGCCGTTCTCAAAGATGCGAAGACGCTGTACAAAAGATTTAACGAGGGTAAACTTACTCGGGGAGCTGTACGCGCCGGGATAAAGGCAAACTGCGTTTTATACGCGTGTCGCCTTTCAAACTTGCCAAGAACAACCGAAGAAATTTCGACAATGTTTGGCATCCAGTCAAAGGATGTGAGTCGGACGACAGATTTATTTATGGAAGTGATAGACGACGAGAAAACTGATAAGAACTATGTAACTAAACCACATAACATGATGCAACGGTTACTCAATAACTTTGACGTATCTCGCGACGAGCGGCTATTGTGTAATAGAAAGTGTGTGGATATAGAAAATTGTGTCGACCTTATGAGCAAATCACCGAAGAGTGTGGCAGCCGCAGTTATATTTATGGCGCTGCAAACACGTGTATCAAAAACAGAGGTGTGCGAAAAATGCTCTGTATCGACGCCCACTTTGAACAAAATTGTAACGATTGTAAAAGGATACTTAGAGGATAAATTGTAATAAAATGTAGTTATTCATGAAAATATTTTTAAGCACCCCATGTTATGGGGGGCTATGTCTTGAACAATATATGGCGAGTCTTATTCGCCTTCAAGTAGAATTAGTGAAGGAGGGGATTCAATTGATGATTGATACCACAGAAAACGAAAGTCTCGTGCATCGAGCGAGAAACGTTTCTCTAGGTAGATTTATGCAAAAGACCGACGCAGATTACTTCATGTTTATAGATGCGGACGTAGAATTTGACGCGAAATCCGTTGTACGCCTTGCAAAATCCGGTCATGATATTTCTGTAGCGTGTTATCCTAAAAAGGTTGTCATGTGGGATAACGTCAAGCGTGGAATGGAAGAAAAAGATGAACGAAACCCTAGCCTCCTTTCGTCCAGTCTGGTTGTAAATATAGGTGCACATAGACGGTCGGTTGTAGATGGGTTTGTTGAAGTTCTCGATGGACCGACAGGGTTTATGATGATTAAACGTACTGCACTTGAGCGAATGCATGAAGAGTATAAGGATACACTCACGTGTAAAAATGATCACCAGAACCGTGATTTTGACGAGTATTGTGCTCTATTTGATTGTATGATCGATCCGGTTTCGAAGCGATACTTATCCGAAGATTACGCGTTTTGTAGACGCTGGCAGCAAATGGACGGTAAAATTTACGCGGATGTACAAACGACACTTGGTCACGTAGGTAATTTACCATTTACAGGTTGTCTAAAACACAGGCTTAAGGCTTAAGGCTTAGATAGTTGTAATATGCGCGTTGCAACTATAATTGTCACGCGGTCACGATCATGTCACGTAAAGGCATTACATACCGTGTTACGATTCAATATTCAATGTATGCAAAAAAATGTACAAAATGAACTCATGTTCGTGAATGACGACCCGTTTCTTAAGTCTGAAAAAATTCAAAACTGTATCAAAACATATGATAGGATACTTTTCATAGACTTTGGTGTGAGTATTGACGCGAATGCCTTAACAAATGTACTCGAACCGAATGACAATTACGATATCGTCGTGTTTCCAGGTGTAAAGGAGGGTATAGACTGGAATATGTTCGCGGAAAAGGTGAAGTGTGCGTCTACTGAGCCCGTGTCACAAATGGGGTTACATTTCGACACGACTGTTGGTGGGTCCATAGACGGAGATATGTACACAGTTAAAAGTACAGACCCTAAAGCGTGGGTTATGATGACCAAGAATACTCTCAAAAAAATTAAAGATAGGCGAACTAGTAGTTTCAAAATTGCACCTAAGTCGAGTGTAATGTTTGAAAAATTTAAAGAATCTGGTGTAAAGATTGTCGCGTATACGGCAGCTGAAGTCACGAGTACATACACACACGAGTGTTTTGGAAATATCCTAAACTCTACCGGTATTAAATCGGCTTAAAGAATAAATTAATATCTCAATACAGATGCAACGTCTATATGTAAACAGGGACGGTCCTATTTACACATATGCGATATCCTTTATGGAAACTCACTGGGGTGTCAAGGGTACATTTCCCGGGTGCCAACCCGTATCCATCGAATATACACATTTCCCTGTATTGAAAAGTCAACCATACGCTGTATGCGAAAAGACTGACGGTACGCGCTATATGCTTTTAGCATTTATGTTTGAAAACAAGAAGCGGTGTGTATTCGTGAATCGGGCACTTGACATGTTCGAATGTCCTCTCAATTTTAGAAAGCCTATATATGAGGGGACGATTCTCGAAGGTGAGTTGTATGAAGATACATTCATGATTTACGATTGTCTTTTGGCCTCAGGTACGGTTGTCGGAAATAAAAACTTTATTGATCGCCTTGACGATGTCGAAAAAGTTGTTAAAATGTTGACCGTTTTAAAATACGATCCAATTAAAATGAAAGTTAAAAAAATTTATATGTTAAATGATTTCGAGTTATTTATGAATGAGTATTTACCCACCGTTACACAAAAAATTGATGGTCTCATTTTTACACCGATAAGGGCCACTATTAAAACGGGAACACACGAAACCATGTTTAAATGGAAGCCAAGGGATAAGAATACGATTGATTTCCAATTCAAAAAAAAAGGTACCACATGGCGTCTATACGTTCAAGATCGAGGAAAACTCATTTTTGAATCCGAAATACACGAAGATCAAGTTCCCCGGGAAGTGCACGTGGAAGAAGACGCGATCGTAGAGTGTCAATATATGCATCAAGACGAACCGATGTGGTGGAAACCTGTTCAGAGGCGTCATGATAAGACCTACCCGAACGGGCGGCGGACGTTTTATAGAACGCTCGTGAATATTAAGGAAGATATTAAGATGGTTGATTTTTTATCCTGTACATGAGTACATGATGTGCATGTTTAACAGGGAATTCGACCTCCTTTATTACGTCATCGTCGTGTAAGTACCACTTACCGTCACGCCGTTTTAGAATAGTTATGTAATGCCCACCATTTTGTGTTCCAATATGAACTATACTCCCACATATTTCATACTGCTTGAATTCGTCCATCTCCACGAATTGTTTTTTATCGAACGAAATAAATAGAATTTTCGGATACTCCGTTATCGTTGAACGTGTTGTAGAAACGTTATGTGTAACACCAGAATCGTCTTTGTAATCGCTCAACACACACCACTTCTCGGAGCGTGTTATCATATCACTCACTTTATCCCGTGTATCAGAATTGTTCAGTATTAAGAAACTAAACGGTTCTTCCATCGTCTTTGTACCACTCGGGCATACAGTATACTGCGCGCGTTTTCCATATACTAAAGTCTTTACTATGGGAATCTCCTTTTCGATAATATCTATGATACAAAACAACGCGTCTTGTGCATCGTGTGGTTGATACACTTTGAATCGGGGAAACACGTCCCTAAACTTCTGGAGAAGGTGCTCTATATTGATTTTACCTGATGCGTTTTTGAAATATATATGTACCAGATCTACGTATACTTTAGTAAATTCACATGTACCTGTATATTTATTATTCAAAATGTACTCTGTACATTCGCGCACGTTTAACAAACATTGTATCGCTACGTTAAAAAAACACGTATTGCCATTATTGTAGAAACCTTGCATGTATTAAAAATGAAAGAAAACTTTAACCTAAGTTACTTAGAGAATTGCAACTATATAAGTTTGATTACAATGGACGTTCAATACCTATATGATAAAGTAAAACCTATTATCGACCTTCACAGAAACGATGAACACGTGGAGATTGAAATTCGCCTCGGTAAATTCAATGGTAAGATGTTCGATACGAATGTCGGTAAAGAGCCTTTCACCGCCGTGATGCGCCGTCTCCAAAAATATACCGGTTGGGAAAAGATCATGTCTACGTCACAGGAAGTTTTCTACCGTGAAACTGACAATACGCGTATCACCATCGACGAAAACACGGGTGAGGAAACCGTGATTCAGAAGCATCGCGTCCACAACGAGGATTTCAAAAACAATTCGAACACACCTTTCGATTTCCGAGTCAGTATCTCCAAAGAAACACCAGTGGCAGACGTTGACAGAACGATGGATAAAAAGAAGATGAAAGAACGTCTCTCTTTCATCAGAAAAAATTTAAGTATTGACCTTACCACGTGCATGGGTGACACTCACGACATGGACAGTGAAGACCCAGTCGTGTATCAGATTGAAATGGAAATTATCGACCCCAAAACGATTGGTGACGACCGCCAACTTTTCAATATTTTACACAAAGTTAAAGATCTTTTTAATATCTTGGATACTACTAAATGATACTACCCGCATTACTTGTAGTAATTCTGTATATTATTTTTACAGTCAACATAGATACTAATAATAAGACTCAGGTTTCTCATTTGGGATACAAAACGGAATATTTCCACTTAACGGAAGGAAAATCTAAAGAAATGTTTACTAAAATGAAGAATAATGGAATGTCAAAAGAAAGATTGAAAGAGTTCATTATGCTTGAAGATAGGTTAATGGAAGTTGAAAATGGAGCTGTATGTGAGAGTGTTGCGAAGAGATACGAAGGGTTTGCACTTTCTGATAAAATAAAAACGACTTTTGTAGGGTATGATTTTTCATATCACGCAGCACATTTGAAACAGATTTCTGAACCCACTAAACTTATAAATCGAAATATAACATGTTTGTAAGGTATAAAAGTGTACGTCTATGTTTAGACCTATACATTTTACGGGGGTTGTCGAACACATACATGATTAGAGCCATGTCATCATCGGGTATGTTTTCTCTTATCCATTTACGTGCATCGTCGGCGTCGATAAATTCATCTGTACAGTAATAACTTTCTTCGATCGGGCCAAACCCCGTGTCATGGGTACTGCGTTCAAATTTAATATACTCTACTATCACGTAAAATATAGTGTTTAGAATATGTTCTCGTATATAGATATTCACATTTTCCATATTGTCTATTTGTATTTCGGGTTTTGATCGCGCGAGTTGTAGAAAAATATCTCTCGGGTTATCCATGTATGATATTCGTGAATTGTTTTTAAATTTGTTCGACTCGCGTACCTTTAGGGAATCGAGTTTTCTTATTATTCTTCTTCGGAGGCGACGGCGTTGTAACATTCATTAAATTTTCGAGATTTTTAGCAAAAATGTTATTCAAATTATTCAATTTTTTATTCAACTCAACTTTGCGCTGCGATTTCCATGTTCTCACCACACTCTTTTTAACGTCATCTACACCCTTCTTAAATGGTAAACCCTTTTGATTCTTTTTAAGATTGAGTGCGTTGATAGCCTTTTGCATTTCCGCTACGTTTTTATTAAGAGGTTCCATTACGTTTTTATATTGGGTAAGCCATTTATTACCATAAAGTTTCTTTATATTCTCCTTAACACTTTCATCGTTTAACCGACGTTTTTTATAATTAGCCGCATTAATCGTCGACTTGGCCTTGGTCGTGGTCATATTTTTTTTGGTGCGTGTAGTAGGAGGAGGGATTTCCAACTTTTGGCATAACGCATTTACGGTGTCGGTATCGGATACGGTTATACCCTTAGTCATTGCTACAGAGGTTAAATATTCCTTTGATTGTGATTTGCATGGGTGACCATTCACGGTAAAATTGCCGTATACGTGTTTTTTAATGAGTTCGCATAACGCGGTTTTTGTGGTAGTAGACTTGATATTCATTATACCAAGTTTTTTGGCGAAGGACACGAGTTCGGGTTTAGAATGTGACATGCACATCTTTTTTGAAATGATGATTCGTTTTTTATTTTTATCATAGTTCACATTTCCTATACTTTTAGTAGTATTCACCGTCTTCACGACGCGGCGCTTTGCGACACGGTCAGTCACTTGAGTACTCACAATTTTTATACATTCTAAGACGACCAATTCTTTTGTGAAGCTCTTCCCTATATCGTATGACGCTAACATACCAGCGTTATTGGCGACTCCTAGGATTTGTATCACACCAGACGTAAACAGTTGGAATGTTCTACCCTTATATTCCATGCGTAAAGACGCTTGAAGTTCTGGTTCGTATTCAACTTTGCCAGTCTTTGCAAATGTTCTAGCTACTTTCGTCAAATCGATCCGACCATTTATCTTAAATTGACCAGTGATATTGTTATAAATTATAGGATTGTATAAAAAGTTTTCTCTATTTGTAAAATTGTCTACAATGTACTTTTGAATTTTCCCAGCGTGTGTGATGTCGTTGTTCATGAACCCACCCGAAAAGTGTATTTTACCATTCCTATATATGCGGAAGTTTACACCTTGTCTAACGGACCCATCATACATATTCGCAGTTATCTGTGCCATGAAATAGTTCGTCGCCGGGTTAAATTTACCGACTATACCAGACTTGGAACGTTCCATACCCCCAGTGTAACGACCATATATCAACTTGATATTCGTAACTTCTATATCTAAGGTCGTACCCGGTAACGTAACCCTGCCAGGTATAGGTTTATTAATTACATTTTCTAAGTTGATACGCTTTGCCTTCGCGTCATACTCCCTGTTGACTATAGCGTTAAAAAATCCGAGTTGGAGTGGACTCACCACGAGTTTCATGACATTAGAATTTTCAACTCTCTTCTGTGTCAGATTCGTCATCTTATCGTATACACGCATGTTCTCCTTTGTGCGCGCACGTTGTAGTTTATTTCGGTTAGCGTCTGTTAAGTACGGTTCAGATCGTAAGACTTCATTAAACGATGGTATATTTTCGTTATTGACGAAATGGTTAAACTGACCCATATATTTTACGCGTACATTTTAATTGTTAAGAGACACGACCACGTCGAGACCCACTACAAATTCCTGTGCATCGTACATCATATCATTATGCAGCCGCGAATCGACGGCCACCGATAGATCTCTCTGACTGAATGGCCCGATATACGTGTCGTAATTGATGGTCTTCTTACCAAGGTTTCTGGATACGCAGAAGTTATTGAATGCATCCTGGAAGACGGTCATGGGACAAGTAGAGTTCTCATCTATTTTGACCATATGCGACTGTAAGAAGTTCTCGAGTGGACTGGTAACGAGTGCGACCTGTTTTTGCACCTTCTTAAAATACTCCGGAAGAACATTCCAGATATCCTTATTGGCGTACTGCTGCGAATAGAGTAAATACGCGCGCACACATTTTTGAAGAATGACAGGGAGTTCACTCTCTAACTTCACATCTAACGTAGGGTCGGCATTTTTTACTTGTTTACCAAAATTGACTGTCAAAATACGGCGCAGAATACTTCCCGAGTTGTCCTTCCAGTGGGGCACCTCGTTCCCACCAAGAATACCCGGCGTTTTCCATTCGATAGATTTGGCTTTCTCGTGTTTTACCGCAATCGAGACGTCTTCTCCGCTCACAATGGATTGGAACTCAGCTTGTTCGAGTGCGAGATCATTCTTAACTTCGGGGGCGATAAACATGAACGCGTCGTAAATGGAAGACAGACCGAACTTCTTCTCGACATTGTTTGAAAGCGTGCGAACGTCCTCCGTACAGTAGAACTTTCTAAACACCTTCGTGATCAGTGTAGACTTACCGGAGCGCGCAACACCCTTTAGGAAAGGAATCGCTTGCCAACCATCCATGTCGTTAACGTCGAAGCATAGACGACCACCTAAAACGTAAATCCACTTACACACATCTTCGTCAAACTTCTGGTAATCCAGAATAGACTGGAAATATGGCGTGGGGATATCGTACCAATCCTCAAGTTGTGAATGGTCAGTGTATTCCTGATCAAAGTATTTACAGCTCATAACAGTTTGATCGAGTGATTTGAACTCGGGTGAATCGTACGTGTAGAACGAAGACTTATAGGCGCCGTCCTTATCTAACCGTTCTTTACCGATGAAAATACCATTGTTGAATGACCATACATGACGGTTCTTGACAATGTCGGGAAATTGCATGTCGTTACAATTTGATAGATACGTGATAACGTCACGATGACCAGTCCCACGCGATGTCAAATTTTTCCATAGTTCAAAATGTATCTCCTTCTTACTGACACTGTACACAAACTCTTGGATCGTCTGTATGGGTTTCCACGCTCTCGTAGAAGCCCCAGATGCTGTTTTAATTTCAGTACAGCATTGTCCTTTGTATCTCTTAATGTTGTTTTCGTAAAGGTACCGAAGTGTTTGTAAAATAGACTGTTGGAATGGGGAAAGCTCTTGAATGTTCGCGATTGTGGATACACGGAAAAGAGATGGGTCGGATTCTGGGTTAATTGGAACATATGTAGGGTTGTTTACTCTATCATAAATGCGAGCGTTACGAAATACAATTTGCCAAGCATCATCTACTTGATCGATCAGACGGTTAATTCTCGTAGCCATTTTCACGTCTTCATTCTCACGTTCGAACTCCAAGAGTTTAAGTGTGTCGGCCCTATGATATAATTCACACAGGCCATCTCGAACGTTTTTGTATTTGGTGCAGATCGTTTCGATATTTACACTCGTGGGTAGACCATCTTCACTAAGTTCGTTTTTTGTAAAAAAATTATCGTATCCAATTCGGTAAGACAAGTATTGATCGTTATGCTCGTTAATCTTCCACATATGTTCCAATTCGTCGATGAAGTGTTTGAACTCTACATCGCTAAAAGTTTTAATTTCATTTGTCCTCATGGCACTGTTTGCTTCCTCGTGCCCAGCATTTTCGCTGATGAAGTGAGTACCCTCTGACATTTTCTATATTAGGGGGTCATTTTTCTAAGCTCAATTTTTTTGAAGCGTGGTCAAAAGTTTGACCATAATTTTATTTTGTATTTCAATTTGCCGTCCCACATTCACGAGTGCACTGCAGACCGTCTCACCTTCGGGTGTGATCAGAGCAGTTTCTAAAAGTTCGACCATGATACCTACGGGGTCGATTTCACCTTCATCTTCACTTTCATATTCCGCGAGGTCAATCGCATCTTCAGCACCAACAACTTCCTCGACCCCGGACTCGGACCCGGACTCAGACTCGGACTCATATTCAGACTCTTCTTTCTTCTCGGGGGTGGTTGACATTTTATGTACACACAGGAAAAAGGGTGCATGTTTTTTCGCGCTGAAATAAAATGTTGGTGTATAGTACAACAAAAAAAATGGCCGGTGGTCTCATGCAACTCGTAGCTTACGGTGCCCAGGATGTATACCTGACCGGCAACCCCGCTGTAACTTTCTTCCAGGCTGTTTACAAGCGCCACACCAACTTCGCGATGGAAAACATCGAACAAACCGTCAACGGTAACCCCGCTGACAACGGCCGTGTCTCCGTGACCGTCGCCCGTAACGGTGACCTCGTCGCCGACATGTACGTCGAGATGAAGGCCAAGGCTGGTCTCGTGGAAATCACCGGTGCCGCCGATGACACGTGCTTCGCCGCGGAGCGTGCCATCAAGGATGTTGAACTGTCCATCGGTGGTCAGCGCATCGACAAGCACTACCAAAGGTGGTGGCGTTTGTACTCCGAGTTGTACCTCGATGAGTCCAAGAAGGCGTCTTGGGGTAAGATGACCACCCCCGGTGCCGATGCCGGTCAGATCTTCCTCCCTCTGATCTTCTTCTTCAACCGCAACCCCGGTTTGGCGCTCCCCCTGATCGCGCTCCAGTACCACGAAGTCCGTTTGGATTTCGACCTGTCCTCCGAGTTCGACCAATACACCGATGGTTCCACCTTCAAGGTGTACGCCAACTACATCTACCTGGACACCGAAGAGCGTCGCCGCTTCGCCCAGAAGGGTCACGAATACCTGATCGAGCAGGTTCAGCATACCGGTTCCGACGCTCTTGCCAGCGCTGGCCAGGTCAAGCAGATCCGCCTCTCCTACAACCACCCCGTTAAGGAGCTTGTGTGGTGCGCTGACCAGGGTTCGGTGTCCCGTTCCAACTTGTGGAACTTCACCAGCTCGTCTGTCGCGACCCTCGCGTCGAACGTGTGCGCGGGTGCCAGTTCCGGTAACTGCTTCGTCGCCACGGCGATGACCGGTGCCCCCCTTCTGCAAGCGACTTCCGAAGGTGTTGCCTGGACCGAAGAACTTGCCGGCCCCGTCGACACGTTCAAGCTTGTGCTTAACGGCCAAGACCGCTTCAAGGAGCAAACCGGTAAGTACTTCAACCAAGTCCAAGCCTACAACCACCACACTGGCTCGCCTCTGCCCGGTGTGTACTCGTACTCTTTCGCGCTCAAGCCCGAAGAGCACCAGCCGACCGGTACCTGCAACTTCTCCCGCATCGATAACGCGCAAGTTGCCATCAAGACCAAGGCGGGCGCCGTCGCGACCAACCTCAACATGTTCGCTGTTAACTACAACGTCCTCCGCATTCAAAGCGGAATGGGCGGTTTGGCTTTCAGCAACTAAGTATCAAATATTCGTTTGATAGTAAAAAATATATAAAACAAT